CGGCTTGATAGCGCAGTGCGCCCAGTGCCTCACGCCCCTGCTGGATCCACGGCGCCCGGTCGGCCTGCTCCTGGTTCCACATGTGGCGCGCCCACTGCTGCTGCTGCACGGACGCCGTTTCCTGCGCCCGCCGCGCCTTGGTGGCTTCTGTTTGCGCGCCCATGCCGCCAAGGATCGAGCCCCCAGCTCCTATCGCGGCGGCCGCTGCTCCGGCAATGGCGACCATGGCTAACCCTCCAGGAGTTTATGATAGGCGGCTTCCACATGCGTATAGCCCAGGCGCGTGAGCAGCCGCGACATATCGAGGTGCGCGTGCAGTTTCGTGGCGGTCTGGATGCGCCGCACGCCCAGGGCACGCAAGGCCCGCTCGGCTTCGCGGAAGAGGCGCACTCCGGTCAGGCCCTTGCGGTAGGGCTTGTCGACGAGGTACAGATCCACGAACGCCATCAGCGTGCTCTTGTAGTGCAGGTGTCCACTCAGGATGGCCGTGAAATAGCCCACCAGCTTGCCCTCATCGCGCATGGTCAAAATGAACAACTGCCCCGCATCGGCGTAGGCCTGATAGCGCTCCAGGTCGGGATCGAGGGGAATCTGCGCCTGATCGAGGGCCACTTCCACCCAATGTTTGATCCACAGGGCCTGGCACTCAGGAAAGTACGCCTCCCAGGGCTCGACTTGATACGTGATCGCCATGGCTTACGCCCCCATCTGCGAGCCGTGGATGTCCACAATGAGGTGCAGGCGGTCGGTGCTGCCCTTGTTCCAGCAGGCATGCGTGAGCGCACTGTTAAACCACCAGCAGGAGCCGGGCTCCATTGTCACCACCTCCGTATCGCGCTCCTCCCCGCACGCAAAGCCGCAGTCCGGGTTGCTCTCCAGGCAGATGTGATAGCGCTGCCAGTACGGTTCGGTATCGTAGTGGCCACTGCCGGCCGGGCCGATGTCGCGGTGCGGGTAGATCTGGCTGCCTGGGACGCCCCACGTCAGGAGGACACGCCCAAGGCGTTCCCCGTCCACGCGACTCATGAGGGCGTACACCAGCGGCCGCGCCTGCGGCAGACAGGCCCATTGCGGTTGCCAGTAGCATTCACGCGGGTCATCGCTTTTATCCGGCACCTGACAGCGCAGCACGCAATCGAGCATCTCCCGGTGCGGCGACTCGGGGAACGTCGTGCGGAAGCTGCGCCCCCATAACCCGGGCATCTGCCGCAAGGCCAGTAGCACGGGCAAGACATCCAGATTGGTCGCTAACCGCAGGAAGTGCATCGCGTTCCTATCAGCCATAGGATATAATTTGTGTATACTGTCTGACACGGAATGGTAGCGGGTCGCTCCCGCTCGTAAGCTGCATGCTTCACCATGTCAGGCCATTCCTTCCACAACCTGTGAAGAGGTTGCCGCATGTCCCTCATGCAAATTGAAACCTACGAAGCCCACAAAGCCTCTGGATGCCCCGAAGCAGAAGCCCGGGCGGCGGCGAGTGCTGCCGCAGATATTGATGTCCGCCACTCCGTTATGGCCGAACGGCTCAATGGCATCGATAGTAAACTCAACATCATCCTTTCGGTCATGCTGGTCGGCTTTGCCGCCATCGGCGCGGCGCTGTGGCAAATCTTTCTGCGTCTGCCGCGTTAAACCCCGTTAATCGCACAGCCGCGTAACGCCAGCGCCACCGGGTCCGTACACACGAACCGGAAGGCCCGTTCGCGGCTCTGCCCCAACTGCCGCCACGTCACACGCCGCTCGGTCCTGCCGATGGGGCCAAGACTGCGGGGATGGGCATAGCGCCAGCTCACGCCGTCCTCCGTCCATGACAGGCGCACTTGCGGATCGACCCCCACGGGCGGACTGCCATCAAGGCCCTGCCCCACGAGGCACCGAAGCTGCACCGTGCTGAAGGGAATACGGCTGCCGTTCTCGTCATCACGAATAAACGGTCCGGTACGCTCGCAGTAGCGCGGGCGCGTGCCGTAGAAGTGATAGCCCGGATGCCAGATGTAGAGTTCGCCCGTACTATGCGAACCCCAGAGGTGCACGCCAAACGCACTACAATGCGCGTAGCACGGGAAGGGCACGAGCGAGCCGTCGTCTGCCAATGCCGCCAGTTCGGTCCAGGCCCCCAGGAGGTTATCGAACACCCAGGTCGTCTCCGTATCGCTGAGAAAAAGTCCGTACCACGCATGCCCGCCATGCCGCGCCGTAAAGCCAATGGCGTCCGCTATGGTCGTCGAGCCGCTCAGCATGGTCTCGAAACTGTGGTTACTGATGCGCGTCGGCGTATAGCCCTGAAACTTCCACGCTGGGCCTTCGCCGCGGGGCGTGCCACCGAGCGCAAAGATGGTGTTATCGAGGGCCTGCAAGCTCCAGCCCGAGGCAATGCCTTGTTCGATGAACACGCCGTCCATACGGGCAAAGGGGTTGTTCGAGTCGCCTGTACTGCGCCACACCTCGACGCTCTGGGTGCCGCCGAGCCAGATTTCGCGGTGATCGACGATGAGCCCCAGGATGTCATCGGCGCGGCCCTCGGCCCCGTAGTAGGACAGGGCGCCCCACACGGTCGGGTTCAGCAAGTCGCTATACCAGAAGCGTCGGGTCCCTGGTTGGTTCGTGAGGATGTACCCATCGAGATAGGCCACACGGCCAAACGTGAGTGTGGGGTCTTCTGGGACAACCGTCACGATGCTGTGCGCCGTCATGTCATACACCAGACAGGTGCCTTCGACGGAGAGCACCAGAGACGTGCCGTCGTCTGTCATACTGACAGGCTGCGTACCCGTGGGGATGGTGCCCCGCTGGAGGAACGTCCAGCCACTAAACACCTCGAAGAGATGCGTGCTCGTGGTGGCAAACACTTGCCGGCCCGCTCGGCAGTGTCGCCACCGGTTGCAGGCCTGGGAAGGCGTAGAGGGCCACGTCCTGCGGGTTATTGTCGTTTGACTGGAGATAGAAGTTAATGCTTCTTTCGCAGCTCACCACATTGCTACGATCTGTCCCGCTAGGGCCGCAGAAACCAGGGTAATTCATATAACACCAGTATAAATAGCAAACGGATCACGCCCACCATCCCCCGCCAGTGCCGGATCGAGCCCCAGCACGGGCACGCGCTGATTCACTCGTTTCAATGAACTCTTGCTCTCTGAAAGGATCGCCCCAAGCATAGGAGAAGGCGTCACCCCGTAACTGGCAGCAGCTTCCAGGGCGAACCCCACGCGCAGCGTCCGTTCATAGCCCGGGGGCAGCAGGAGCTCGTCATCTAAGGCGGTGAATCTGCCCAGCACCTGCCACGGATAGACCACGACCTCCCAGCTCTGCGTCACCACTGGCCAGCCGTAGAGCGTCCCGGTCGGCATGCTCGGCGCGTAGTACAGGACCTGGAGCATGCTGGCCGTCTGGCTCTTGAGCACCAACGCGGCGTACTCCTCCTGATGCGTCAGCACGACCAGCGGCAACTCCAGCCCCGTCACGTCGCGGTACTGCGCGTGTGGCGCCAGGGCAATAGGCCGCGGCGTCGAGACATCACCCCCCGGTCCCCACGTGAGCTGCTGCGTCCCCGCCGGCCACGTCAGCACGGTCGGCGGGGTATAGTAGATGCTCAATTGTTCGAGTGACCAGCTATCGAGCAGGCTATTGAGCAGCCGCAAGCCCTGCTCGGCCATGGGGGCTTGCATCGGCTCCTCGTTGCTGACCACGCCAATATCAAGTAACCCGTCAAACACAATGCTGCGGGCCGTGGTCACCGCGACCTCCTAGAGTAGCGGGGCACTGGTGACCAGCCGCCCGGTCAGCCGTGCACCGATGGGCAGCCCTTCGGCAATCGCCAGCCCCAGCACCCCGGGTGCGGGCGGGGGCAGGTCCATGAGCGGCACCGGCGTGCTCGGACTGAGCACCACGGGCACGCCCACAAACGGCTCCACCTCCAGCGCATTGGTCACCGTGAAATGCGCCGTCACCGGCCCTGGCGCCCCCGTAATGCGCAACGACGACAGGCCGGCGTGCAAGATCGCGCCGGCCGCACAGGGCCCCAGCGGAACGATGCCCGCCGGGGCCAGCGCCTCCGTCAGGGTGATGTCAATGTCAGTCGAGTATTCAATCGCCATACGTCCTCCTTGATTTGCATAGGTTACAAAACACTAGATACAATGTTTCTATGGTTCGGTTGCTCTTTCTAATACGTTTAGCGCGTTGGTATCCGTAGGGGATACCGTAAAAAACGTACCGTTAATCTGCACCACCTGCGGTTCATGTATCGCGTGCGAGTGTTACGCCAATAGGCGACTCGCCAAAGTCGATACCTCAGTTACCGCTTGACGTGGCTGTTGCTGCCACGGTCGTACCAGGGGACGAGAGCCCTGGTACAAGTAAGGGTCAGTAAGCATCTGACCCCCCTCTGGGCGTAGAGGGCCAGTCTTGGGA